CAAGCGGACCGCCAAGCGGCACTCGGCCACCATGGTTTTCATGCTGTCGGATATTCACTGCGAGGAGCGGGTCGATCCAGCGACCGTCAACGGCGAGAACGACTACTCGCTCGACGTGTGCCAGCGGCGGCTCGACGAGTTGCAGCGGCGGCTGTTCACGATGCTCGACCACGAGCGGGGGCTGGCCGACATCCGGCGGATGGTGGTTTGGCTGGGCGGCGACTTCATCACGGGGCACATTCACCCGGACTGCGTGGAGGTGACGCAGCTCACCCCGCCCAACGCGACCAGGTGGATCGGCGAGCGGCTCCGCGGGATGCTCGACGCGATCGCCGAGCGGGTCGAGTCGGTCATCGTCTGCACCAACGCGGGCAACCACGGGCGGAGCACCGAGAAGCTCCGGATCGCCACCGAGCTGGATCACTCGTGGGAGCAGCTCATGTACCACACGCTCGCCCGGGAGGAGCGAAACGCCAACGTCGAGTGGCGGATCGCGACCGGGCACCTGGGCTACGTGGACCTGGACGGGTTCATCTTGCGGACGACCCACGGCCACTCGATCCGCTACGCCGGCGGCGTCTACGGGTTGGCCCTGCCGGCGTCGAAAGCCATCGCGGCGTGGGACGTGAGCCGCCGGGCCGACCTGACGATATTCGGCCACTACCACAACTGGGGTTGGCTCCGCGGTGCCCGCTACGTCTCGAACGGCAGCGTCATCGGCTACTCCCCGTACGCGGTGTTCATCAAGGCGAGCAGCGCCGAGCGGCCCTGCCAGGGGCTCGTGGTGATCGACCACGGCCGGCACGAGGTCACGAAGGCTTACCCGCTGTTTTGCGACGCGGACCTGCGGGGGACCGCATGACGCTTCTCTCCGACGACTACATCGCCAAGGCCACGGCCGACGCTCGCCGCTACCAGGGCCAGTGGTGCGGCACGGCGGGCAACCTTGCCGCACACACGATGCGGCTCATCCGCGAGCGCGAAAGGATTCTCTCGATGCTGCATCTACGCGACGGGGTTCGGATCATCGGCATCGCCGGCCACATCGGTGCGGGCAAGAGTCTGGTGGCGTCCATGATCCCGGATTCCACTCACATTCAATGGGCCGACCCCATATACCGCGGGCTGTCGGCGATGTTCGACGTGCCCGAGGAGGTTTTGCGGGGCCGGGTCCAGAAAGAGGGGGCGATGCCGGGGGCCGAGACCACGGTGCGGCACTGTCTCCGCACGCTCGGCACGGAGTGGGGCCGCGACCTGATCCACCCGGACCTGTGGGTTCGGCTGACGATGCAGCGTATCGACATGCTCGCGGACCAGACCGGGGCCAACGTCTTCGCCATCTGCGGCACGCGGTTCCCCAACGAAGTCGCCGCGATCCGCGAGCGTGGCGGGGAGGTGTGGTGGGTGAGCCGGCCCGGCGATGAGCCGGCCGACTGCCCGCACGTCAGCGATCGGATGATCGGTCGCGACGACTGCGACGTGGAGATCCAGAACGGCGGCACCATCGACCAGCTCCGGGCATCGGTTCAAGCGGCATGGGCGGATTTTCTGCGCGCCCGCGGCGTACCTGAACACCCGTACAATGGTGAATAGAGACCATGGACTCCCTATTTCGCCAGACCGCCCGCGGCCGTGAGCCGCTCGCATCGTCGAGCGAAGCGGGGCACCACGTTCACTACCAGCCGTCGCGTCGGGTTGGGATCGGCTCGATCACCAGCCGCCGGCCCGGGCAACCCAAGCCGCTCACGTTCTACGAAATGCTCGCCCTTCAACTCGGCGTCACGCTCGCCGAGGCCAAACGACTCCACGCTCTAGGAGAGACTCGCTGATGGCCAACTCCCTCTCGGTCGCGGGCAACACCCGGATCTCGTGGTCGCTGTCGGACGCGGACGCCCAGCCGCAGGTGTCGATGTCGGCGCAGCGCTCGTCGGCCCGTGCGATCACCAACGGCACCGGCCCCAACCAGGCCACCGTGGCGTTCACCACCGCGCTCACGATCACGGGCGTCGGGTCGTCCACGATCAACGTGAACGCGGCCCCGGTGACGTCGTTCGGGTTCGCCGGCAAAGCCGTGTTCACCAACATCCGCGAGATGCTGGTCTCGGTGTCCACCGGCCCGACGGGCGGCTGGGTGCTGTTCTCCGCACCCACCGGCACCACGGGGGCCACGGGGGTGGCGGTCCGCGTCGGCGGCCAGCTGCACCTGGTGGACTACCTCACCGGGATCTCGACGGCCACCGGGGCGTGGACGTTTCAGAACGGCCCGACCGGCACGTACGGCGTGGACTTCACCGCGATCGGTCTCGGCTCCTACGCGGACTGACCACATGACCGCTGATTTCAGCCGCGTCGAGCTCTACCTATCGGACGCCCGCAAAGCCGCGGCGGACGGGCTGACATGGGCGGAGTTCGGCGAGCTGCTGGTGGCGTTCCTCAAGATCGCCATGGCCATGTACGACGAGGTCGCGAGCATGACCGGCGAGCAGAAGAAGGCCGCGGTGCTCGCCGGGGTTGGCCGGCTGTTCGACGTGGCCGCCGATCACTGCATCCCGCTCGTGCTCTGGCCGGTGTGGGGGCTCGCCCGCGGCCCGGTCCGGCTCCTGGTGCTGGCCCTCGCCAGCGGTGCCATTGAACAACTTCTCCCGCTCGTGAGGGTCCGATGATCGCTCTCGCTCTGATCGCCGCCGCGGCCGTGGCGTTTGGCTGGCCGCAGCTCGCTCCGCTGGTCGAGAAGGCCAAGGCCGTGGCCCCCGCGCTCACGCCCCGCCACTACGCCGGCATCGCCCTGGTGGCTGCGGCGATCGCGTACGGGTTTGCCCCCGTGGCCGGCCCGGCCCCCGGCCCGTCGCCGGCCCCCGACCCCGGCCCGCTGTCGCTGCGGGGGTTGTTCGCCGGGCCGACCGCCAGCGAAGACGCCGTTTTGGTGGGTGCGATGTGCGATGAGATCGCGGACGAGATCCAGTTTTCGTCGGGCCAGCCGGAGGGCTATCTGGCCACCGGGGTGGCTGTCGATGAGCTGCGGCGGCGGGTCCGCGAGTTTCGCTGCCGGGGTATTTCGATCGGCGACCGACAGCCGGCCGCCCGGGACGCGATCGCCAAGTTTCTCGAAGGGGCGGTCGGCACGGACGGCGGCCCGCTGAGTGCCGAGCAGCGGTCGGCATGGGTGGCCGCGTACCGAGACGTGGGGAGGGCGGCGACCGATGCGGCGAAGTGAATGGACCTGGTCGGCGATCGCGTTCATCGTGTTCGCCAGCGTGCTGGGCACGCTCGTGTCCCGCTACGTGTCGCGGCTCGCGGACAAGGTCGAGACGAACTACGGTTATCTGCCGGACCCCGAGGGGACGAAGGAGTTTCTCCGCGAGCTCGACCAGCCGATGTTTCGGCAGGCCGGGGCCGAGGTGATCGCCGGGGCGAAGGGCCACGACGCATACCTCTATCGGTTCGCGGACCGCTGCCACCGGCAGAAGTACGGCAAGCCGTTCGGGCCGTGGAACCAGGGGCCGCACGGGTCGTGCGTGTCGTTTGGCTGGGCGATGGGCTCCTACGTTGGCCAGTGCGTTGACCACGTTGCCGGCGGGCTGGCGGAGTGCCCGCTGCTGGTGGCGACCGAGCCGATCTACGGCGGCTCGCGGACCGCGGGGCGGATGCCGCCGGTGGTCACGGCCGGGTATTCGGACGGCTCCTACGGCGGGGCCGCGGCCCGCTGGGTGTCCGGCCGGTGCCGCGACACCACCGTGGGCGGGATCCTGTACCGGCAGAAGTACGGCGAAGTCGATCTCTCGGCGTACTCGATCGACCGCTCCCGGGCGTGGGGCAACTCGGGCGTGCCGAAGCCGCTCGCGGTTCTGGCCAACCAGCACACCGCCACGGCGGTCGCCCTGTGCGAAGACTGGGACTCCCTGGTCGCGGCTCTCGAGTCGGGCATGTGCGTCCCGGTGTGCTCGAACGTCGGGTTCGCGTCCGGCGACCGCGATGCCGATGGGTTCTGCCGACGGGCCGGCAACTGGAATCACTGCATGGTCGCGGTGGCGGCGAAGTACGCCAAGAACAACGGCCCGGGCTCCGCCACCCCGATGAAGAATCCCCGCGACGGCGTCCTGCTGATGAACAGCTGGGGCTCGTACGTCGGCGGGGGCAAGCACCCGCTCGATCAACCGGACGGCTCGTTCTGGATCACGCGGGCCGACGCAGAAGCGATTCTCGCCCAGGGCGATTCGTTCGTGATCGGCAGCGTGAACGGGTTCAAGTACCGCGACCTCGACCACGCCGGCTGGCTGCAGCCGGCCCCGGCCCCGACCGACGCCGCCACGGTGCCGGCCATCAACCACTCGCTCGCCCTGTAGGTGACCCATGACCAAGCGTGCCATCGTGCTCTCGTGTCTCGCGTGTCTCGTGGCCGGTTATCTGGCCGCCAGCGTCCCGGGATTCGACCCCGTCAACCCTTTCAACCCCCGGCCCCAGCGGCCGTTTCTCAAGCTGGTCTCGCGGCTGGCGAAACTCGGGTTGTGGGTGACCGTGTTCGCCGAGCCGGCCCCGCGGCCGGTCGAGCAGCAATACGCCGCCGCACACTGTGACGACCGGACCATGATCTGCCACGCGGAGGGATGGTCC